AAATTATAAAAAAAGCACCGTCTAGTAAATTCTAGGCGGTGTTATTTTTATTCAACAAATGAGTTAATTAACTTATTGGCACTAATAAACATGCCGTTCACTAATTTGATTCTGGTTACTTCACCATACTTCACAACTTCTTTTACCGAGAATTCCGTACCGGCTGGGAACCAATCAACAACTTTTTTAAGTCCCACATCTTTAAAGCGATGAGTTCCTTTAACTGATTTGACGACTTTAACCCCACCGGATAAGCTGTAATATAATCGATTTACGAAGTTTAGGTTACTGGTAATATATTTACCATTAAACAGCTCAAACCGCGTTATCTTGCCATATTTTACAACTCGCTTAACATGAAAAATCTGCTTCGCTGGATAAGATTTAGCCTTATGCTTGAACGCTTTGTCAGTATATGAGTTGATTGAAGATCGGCTGTAAACATATTTAGGATTATAACGATAGTAAATAGCCTTTTTGTGCTTCTTCTTTTTAGATGATTCGCCATAATAGTAATTCGAATACATTTGCGATACATCGAAGCGTCCGGCACAACCAGCAAACTTCATGCTTGACGTCCATTGCCAGCCGTTATATCCAGTATAGAGATTAAATCCCGACGGGTTATAAGGATAGTTTGCTACCCAACCACCACGGCCAGAATTGTTTAACGGAACTGAATTGATCCAGCTGCCCATGGTGTAAACGTCGGTTTTAGGATAGCCAAGACGGTGTACTTCGTTAATCCAAGCCTTTACGATTTTAGCATTCTGATTCCAACCAGAGTTGGTAGCTTCAAAATCCAAAACGATTACAGCGTTCTTACCTAATCCAGCTCCCAGTGCACACCGAACAGCCATTTGGGCTTCACGTTTTGCACCATCTACCGTTGTAAATCGTGCAAAGTGGTAGCCGTTTACGTATAGTCCGGCTTTTAACGCATTAGCAATGCTATATGCTGCAGTTTTATCAACGAAGTACGTTCCCTCTGATAACTTAGCAACCATAGCTTTTACGCCACGTTTTTTCATTGAACGCCAATTATCAACAGTCATGTAACCGTTGTTGTTTGACGTGTCGACCATATCCATTCTAGGCATTATCTTGGCCTCCCTCCACAGGGGCGGACTTTTCAGGAATGACAGGAATATCGTTTTTATGATTATCTAAAAACTTTTCCTCGGTCGCTTTAAGAGAATCGTTATATTCTTTTTGCTTTTTTTGCGATTTAAGGTTTTCAGTTGTAATTAACTGATATGCCCGTTCGATGGCTGCCGAGATAATTTCGGGATCAACCTTGTGGTTGAGACTTTCGATTTGGTTTTCCAAATCGCCGATGGCTTTCGAACGTTTTTCATCACTAGGAAGCTCATACATTGTTGAGATTTTTGTAACAGTGTTCAGCGCAAGCGTATCAATAATGCTTAGCAGTTGACGTTGCTTGGCTGACTTGTTTGAATCGATTTTCGTTTTAAGCGTAGGATTAATTTTTGAAAACCAGCCATAAATAATCACAACAACTAATGCAAAAATTCCAGAATCATTTAAAAAATTAACTAACTTAACGGCATTACTCATTATTCTCGCTCCTTAATTTGTCAATTTCTTTTTTTAATATTTCGTTTTGAGCCTCTGCTTTTTCAGCACGATATTTCATTTCGTTATAAAGCGATTGCCACGCTTCGCGATCAGACTTTTTTTGTGCCTGATGGTATGTGAACCACGCCGCAATTATACCACCAGATACTGTTAAAATAGAGTTTAATTGACGCAAGAAGTCGTGCATTAAACAGAATCCGCATGCCTTGCGACGATTATGATAATGGCAGTAATTGCGGCATTACTAATCCAAGGCATAGAAGTTCCAACAAACACGGAGTGTACAAATTGATAAATTGTAAGTGTCGCCATTTGGAACGAAGCAACAGTTAACAACAAGTGGTCAAGTCTAACGTGTTTAGTTTTACTTAAAATCCACCACATCATTAATAAACCAGTAGCAACAAATGAAAGTCCAAAAATATCGTTATTAGCGGCGTGAGCAAGGACTGGCGGCCACGTGAAGTATTTGTCGCTTAAAACTAAGAATACCCCAAGCGCAATTAGAACAATTGATATAACTGTTCTGGTGGGATTCCGACACATTTTTTTAAACATGATGTTCACCTGATTTTTTTATTCTGGGACGTAATCTTTACCTGTAAGTTCTTTGTACTGATCCGGTGTGATACACCAATTGACCATATAGCCAATGTCTAACCCCCATGAAGCATACAATTTAGCGTCTTCAATGCTTGGTGCTGAAAATGGATTGTTTCCCATGATAACTCCTCCTATTCTGCCTTAGCTGCGATTTGCTTTTGTACTGCCACAATTTGCTGTGACAGGCCGACGAATTGCTTTTGAAATTGTTCCTGCGTAGTAACAAATTGCTGCTGGGCTTCTACTTGAGCCTTTGTGGCGCTTCCCAATGCTGTTTGTAAGCCTTCGATGGTTTTGTCCCGCTTTTCGGCTTGTTCGCCTTGCTGGTCAATCAATCCTTGCAGGTAATCAATATCCAAATTGGGTAAATTACCTGGGGCCGTGACTTCTTGCGAATCATCACTCTTGAATGCGTACATCCACCAGTAGCGAGTGAAATATTGAATCGAGGTGGTCGGGATATTCACCGCTCGTAAGCCATCTGCTGGCTCAAGCACGGGCGTGGTATCCTTGTCTGGAAATTGGTTATCTGAATCTGGTTTTACGTAATAAATTGGCATCTTTTTCCATCCTTCCTATTTTGACTTAGTGATCCCAATAGTCGCTGGTGATCCTGCAAGTGACACGTCTTTTAAATTTGTAGTAAACGCGTTGAACGTGATTAGGTTGTTTTCGTTCCAGTTATTGCTTCCACCAATAAGTAAATTTCCATCTTGAATTTTAACTTTTAATGCGTGCCAATTACTACCTGTTTCTGAAATAGCATACTGTGAATTAATTCCAATAATTTGTGTTGATGAATCAATGTTAATTTTCCAATCAACTGAAGTAAAAACATATCCATCAGGAGCATCAACTTTGGCAATGAAATTATCTTTATCCGGTGCAACATTAAAAATTGCCGAACCAGTTAAACTGGCTGTTCCATCGCCGTTGTCCTTAAAAAGAATGGTCCCGCTAGTAGAAGAAACCAATTTCAAAGGACGCCAAGCACTTGTTTCAAGGCTTTTCAAATCGTCGCTGGTAGCGACTGATTTACCTCCGTTCACAGTGAGATTAGTAAAATCAGTAGGTTTAGAAACAACCCCAGTATCCGGATTGCGGTCAACCACGTTAGCGGCGTTAGCGGGTGTATAATCTAGCTTGTCCTGCTTAGCGTTAACTTCTTCTATACCCGCTACATCACTGGCTGGTTTACGCATATCAGATACGTTAACTTTATCCTCTGGATTAGGACACCAATCAGTAGCTACACTGCCTTTTTCCAGTTTTACACGACGATATTCGTATGATTGAGTGGTTGTTTTCTGAGATAAAGCTGCAATATAAATAATAAAGTATGCTGAATCTAAAAAAGTATTGGTAAAAGTAATTGTTAATTTTCCAGATGAATTAGCCGATGCAGTCGCTGATTTTACATAGTCTTCAATTATTCGGACGTTATTTTTGTCATATCCATATAATTCCATATGAATCGGAACTGTGTTATTACGGTATTCTGCAGTGATTGTATAAGTGTTTCCAGATTCAAGCCCTGTTATCTTGCCACTCGTAAGAGTAGAAACCCAGCCCTTATCTGAAAACGTCTGCCAGTCCGAATTCGTTCCAGGCGCTAGATTGGTACCAACCGCACTGTTATTAACTTGAGTTTGCAATGTGGCGACTTTGCTATCATCAGCAGGTGTGTAACCAATTTTATCTTGTTTGGCGTTAACTTCATCAATTCCCGCTACATCGCTAGCTGGCTTACGCATATCTGAAACATTAACCTTATCTTCTGGAGCTGGTGTCCAATCAGTAGCTATTGAACCTTTTTCAAATTTAAGCCCTGCAAATTGCACATATCCATCAGTTAAAGAAGTTACATTTTCAAATATCAATTTATCATTAATCGTAGTTGGAAACGAAGCAATATTAACAAGTGCAGAAATTCTTGTCCATCCAGAATTAGGCGGTAACGTTGCCACAGAATAGTTAATGCTAGTGTTGAATACAGTTCCTGAATCATTTCCATATATTCCAATGGTAGCAGATGTTGTAGGGGAAGTATTTCTTACGTACTCACTCATGACATAGTTTGTATTAGTTTTAATTTTTTGAGCTAGATAAGACCAAAATATTCTTACTCCCTGCCATATACCATTTGTTTGATAAATGTTTAATCCCAAATAAGTGTCAGACGTATCTGATTTGC